CTATTACAAATGACGCAACGAACGTTGTCATAGCTGGTACAAACTTTGTATCGGTCCCGCAAGTAGAAGCTATTTCTTCTACAGGGGCAGTAACAGCAGCAAATACTATTACATTTACAAGTGCTACATCTATTACAGCTAATTTTACACTGGCAACAGATGGTGTTTATTTTATTCGTGTAGAAAATAATGATGGTAATGCGGTAAGATCTGGTGCGATATTAACAGTATCTGATGCTCCGTCATGGACTACAGGAGCTGGTTCTCTTGGCACCATAGCAGGTAATTTTTCAGGAACAGTTGCTACAGTAGCAGCTACTGGAGATGGAACATTGTCTTTTTCAGAAACAACAAGTGTATTAACTAATGCTTCACAAGCAAATTGCTCGCTAAACTCAGCAACAGGTGCTATAACTACTACTGATTTTGGTGGATCGTCAACGTCTGCTACGACATATAACTTCACACTTCGTGTCACTGATGCGCAAGGTCAAACAGCAGATCGTGCCTTTTCACTAACATCTAGTTTTGCACTAGAAGATTCAGGAAGGTTTGATGGCTGATACATATTTAACAAAAACATTTGCAAGTGCAGGCAACAGAAAAACATTTACTTTTTCTGTTTGGTTGAAACAATCATTTAGTGGAGGGCAATCTGGCAATAGAGTTATATTTAGTGCTGGTTCAGCTAGTAATACTTATTGTCAAATTAGAATGAAAAGCCCTAACAACTACATTCAATTTGAAGATGAACAGGGAGGTTCTGTAACAGCGACACCTTATACAGATGCTTTCTTTAGAGATCCAAATGCTTGGAATCATCTCGTTGTGAGAGTAGATTCAACACAAAGCACTGCTTCTGACCGAGTAAGAATGTATATGAATGGCACTCAATTAACTATGAGTGGTGGTACTCAACCAAGTCAAAATCAAGATTTTATAATTAATAATGATGTAGGTCATGCTTTAGGAACATTATGGAGAGGAAGTGATTCTGGAGGACATTGGCATGGATATATGGCACAAGCTATTTTCTGTGACGGTCAATCTCTAGCTCCAACATCTTTTGGCTCTACAGACTCAAATGGAGTTTGGATTCCAAATCCTGGTCCTTCAGTTACGTATGGAACAAATGGTTTTAAAATTGATTTTAAAGGTACGGGAGCAAGTGCTGATTCTAGTGGTTTTGGTGCTGATACTAGTGGCAATAACAATCATTTTGCAACTACGAATATAGGAACAAATCCATCAACAAAAGATTCTCCTACAAACAATTTTGCAGTTATTAATGCAGCTGCAAATTATTATGCAGGAGCAATTTTAGCCGAAGGAGCTACAAAGATAACAACTGATGGTGCTAATTATACATATAATGTAAGCAGCATAGGAGTGTCAGCAGGTAAATGGTATATTGAAGCTAAAATAGGTGCAGGAATAAACAATTGGTTTGGTGCTGGTATAGCAGAGGGAGAATCTTCAAATGCTAGTGGAGTATTAGGTAGAGATACTTATTATCCAGCGGGCAATGAATTTGGTCAAATAGGTTGGTATGGTAATGGCACTGACTTTGTTTATCAAAATGACGGATATTACTCTGGGTCTACAAGTGATTATGACACTGATGGCTACACTACTGGTGATATTATTTCTATAGCTTTAGATGCAGATAACAATAATGTAAAATTTTATAAAAATGGCACAGTGCAAAATAGTGGTAATGCTTTCACTTTAGGTGCTTCATCAACAGGATTTTGGCACTTTGCATTTGGTGACTACGATGGTCAAAATGCAGGATCACATACTTTTCAAGTAAACTTTGGAAATCCAGCGTTTACTATAGCTTCAAGTAATGCTGATGCAAATGGATATGGAAGTTTCGAATACGCTGTACCATCGGGGTATTATGCGTTATGTACTAAGAACTTGGCAACTTACGGATAGATCATGGCATATACAACAATTAACGATCCTTCGGCACATTTTCAAAACAAAATATATACAGGTAATGGCAATAGCGGAACTGCTTTCACAAATGATGGTAACGCTAATCTTCAACCAGATTATGTTTGGATTAAAAATAGAAGTACCGCAACAGATAACGTAAATTTTGATTCTAGTAGAGGTGCTACTAAAAATGTAAGAAGTAATACAGATGGCGCAGAAAGCACAAACTCAAATTTTTTACAAGCTTTTAGCACTGATGGTTTTACTGTAGGAGATTCTGCAAGAGTAAATACAAATGGAGATAATTATGTAGCATGGCAATGGAAAGCTAATGGCGGCACAACTGTTTCGAACAGTAATGGGTCTATAACTTCTACAGTTCAAGCTAATACCACGGCTGGTTTTTCAATAGTGTTATATACTGGAAATGAAACGTCAGGTGCCACAGTAGGACATGGCCTTAGTGGTGCTCCAGATGTAGTCATAGGTAAAAGAAGAGTAGGAACAGGTTATTGGATTATAAGTAGTAATAATTTAGACACAAACGGAACAACAGGTGGTAGCCCAGATGCTCCAAGAAATATGTATTACAATACTACAGATGCAGGTCAATCAGATAAAATAGTCAGAGCAATAAACGCAACGACTTTTGAAATATCAAACAGTAATTCTATGAATGCCAACACTGATGCTATGTTAGCATATTGTTTCAAAGCAATTAAAGGATTTTCACATTTTGGACATTACAGAGGTAATGGCAATGCTGATGGAAAATTTACATATACAGGTTTTAAACCTGCTTGGGTTATAATTAAAAAATCAAGTGGAACTGGTAACTGGTTTATATATGATACAGAAAGAAATGGAGGAAGTGGTTCTAACACTAACCAAGCACATAAAATTTTATATGCAAATGATTATTCATCTGAAGTTGTAAATACTGACAGAGGTATTGATATGATATCAAACGGATTTAAAGCAAGAACCACTTTAGGTGACGTAAACAATTCTGGGGATGAATATTTTTATATGGCCTTTGCAACGCATCCTTTTGTATCGTCAGCAGGCATACCAGTTACAGCGAGATAAACTATGACATTAGGGATCCTAGCATTTGGCGAAGGTCCGTTATCATCCTTAGGTAAACAGGATGCGATAGCGGTTGTAACAGGGCTACCCTTAACTTCTACCACAGGAACTGCAGTAGCTGGTATAAGTGTTCAACCTAGTGTATCTGGTTTACCATTAAGTATAGTACAAGGATCAGAAGCTGTTGATGCAGATACTTTTGTAAACCCTTCTGGTCAAAATATAACTTCTACTGCAGGAACTGTATCTGTAGAAGCAATACAAAATCAAACAATAGCAGTATCAGGATTTGGTTTATCAAATGTTATTGGAACCTTTGCTGTTTCTGCTGATGGTAATGTTACTATCAATGCTTCTGAAGAACCAGATTTAGATGCTTTTGTAGGAACACCGGTTGTATCAGCAGATGCGAACCTATCAGTTACAGGTCAAAGTATAGGAAATGTATCTGTAGGAACAGTTACTGTAGAAGCAGTAACCCTGGCCCCTGTTTCAACTAACTTATTAGATACAGATGTAGGATCTGTAACAGTAGTAGCTACAGCTTTAGCTCAACCTTCTACAAATATTGTAAACAGTGCAACAGGAACACCTGTTGTTGTAGCAAATTCTACAGCCTTACCAACAGGTCAAATAATTTCTAGTGCATTAGGAAATGTAACAGCAATACAAAATGCAACTGCCGAACCAACCGGTTTAGCAACAACCTTAGCTCTATCAGATAGCACTGCTATTTATGCATGGACAGAAGTCGATGATTCTGAAACTTCAACGTGGACAGAAGTCGATGATAGTGCTACAATGACATGGCAAGACGCAGCGTAGGTAAATTATGGCATCAACTTATTCGGCATTATTAAATTTAGAACTCATAGGCTCAGGAGAGCAATCTAATGCCTGGGGTAATACTACAAACAACAACTTACAATATGGTTTAGAATACTCAATTGCAGGAGTATATACAAAAAACTTATCTGCAGCTTCTAGTCCTTATACTTTGACTTCTGCTCAAAGTATTAGTGCAACTCAAGCAGACAATGAGTCCAGGCAAGCAGCCATAGTATTTACCAATCATGGATCTAATTTTATTGTACAATTTCAAGCAACACAAAAAACATATTTTTTAAGAAACAATAGCACTCAATATACTATAACTTGTAGACTAGGTGGTGGAGGAAACACTTTTGTTATACAACCTAACACAAGTGTATTTTTAGCAACAGACGGAACAAATTGGTTTGATTTACAAACACAAGGAACTGATTGGTTAACTAAATCAGGAGCATATACCGCTTTTCCTGGTGATAAAATATTTGTTAATACATCAAGTGGAACAGTCACAATAACATTACCAGCATCACCAGCAGTAGGTGATGAAGTTAGATTTGTAGATTTAGCAAGCACATTTGACACTAATAATTTAACAGTTGCAAGAAATGGAAATAAAATAAACAATGCAACATCAGATTTAACCGTAGCTACAGAAGATGCAGCTTTTGCTTTAGTATACTCTGGAGCAACTTACGGTTGGAAAATAACGGAGAAGTAATATGCCTACATATGAATCTATCAAATATAAAATATCAGGAGCTGCTATTACAGATGTTCTTCAAGAATCAACAAACCTAAGTGATGTTGCTAACGCAGGAACATCAAGAACTAATTTGGGAGTTGAAATTGGTTCTGACGTACAAGCTTTTATTTCTGCAACTGCAGGAACTAATGCTAATGGCACTAGAACAGTAAGTACCAACAATCCTAGTGGCGGTTCTGATGGAGATATTTGGTACAAATATACATAATGCCTGATGCCAATTTATGTTAAAGAAGGTGGTACTTGGCGTGAGATAAGCTCCGATGCAGGATCTCAACTTTATGTTAGAGATGGCACTTCATTTACAAATAAAACAATCAATAATGCTTATATAAAAGATGGCGGTTCGTGGAGAACCGTATTTACTTTATTTGATACACCGGGTACTTTTAATACAGCAGGATCAGGAACTACAACTTTTTCTGTTCCAGGAAATGCAAATGCTATTCATATAAAACAAGCTGTTGGAGGGGGTGGCGGTGGATATACAGGAACTTCTTATGATAAAGCTGGCGGTGAATCATCTGGACCAGGAGGAGGATCAGGAGCTCATATTTCTGATCGTGTTTATACAGTATCTGGAGGAGAAACATTAACATCCGTTGTAGGATCTGGGGGAAACGCTGGATCAGGAGCTTACAATGGAACAGCTGGAGCAGGATCTGCAACAAGTTTAACAGGTTCTAGCACAGGCTCAATTTTCTCTCTTGGAGGTGGTGGAGCTTCTTCTGTATCAGGAGGTGGAGTGCAAGGACCTCTCCGATCAAATACAGCAGGAACTGGAGGAACAGCTACTCAAGGATCATCTTTATCTTCGGGAACAACTGTTGATGGAATTAATATTACAAGTTTTACAAGTGGACCAAGAGGAGCATTTAATTCTTTTGGTGATGGAGCCACAGGTGGTAACAACGGTAACTGTGGTGGTGATAACTGTCAAATAAATGGTAGTGATGGTGCTGATTCTTATAGTGGTTTAGCTGGAACTGGTGGTGATGGTGGTAGAGTCAATGTTCCTGCTACAGCAGGCACACAAGGCGGGGGCGGCGCAGGGGGCGGCGCAGAAAATTATGGATCAGGAGCTGCAGGATCATCTGGTGGTGCTGGTGAATTAGTTTACAGATTTATAAGGATTACATAATGCTTACCAAAATACAATTTGCTCCAGGTATAGATAAACAAAACACAGAGTATGGTGCAGAAGGTCGTTGGACTGATTCTGACATGGTTCGTTTTAGATATGGTTTACCAGAAAAGATAGGTGGTTGGGTTAAATTGATTACAGATACACTTATAGGAGTTGTAAGAGATTTACATGCATGGTCTGATCTAAATGGTATACGATACATGGCCCTTGGCACAGATAGAAAACTATATGTTTATTCTGAAGGAGCTGTTTACGATATTACTCCGGTAAGATCTACACAAGCAGGACTTAGTAATCCATTTGCAACAACAAATGGTAGTGCAACAATAACAGTTACAGACTCAGCTCATGGCGCAATAGTAGGAGACTTTGTTACATTTAGTGGAACGTCAGTTACAGCTGGTCTTGATATGAACAAAGAGTTTGAAATAACTACAGTTGTTGATCCAAACACTTACACAATAACTTATACAGGAAGCACAGCTAACGCTACAGGAAATGGTGGAGGAACGGTAACTGCAACTTATGATATAAGTGTAGGCCTTGCAAATTCATCTTACGGTTATGGATGGGGTACAGGTGCGTGGAACTCAGGAACTTGGAATACCCCTAGATCTACATCAACTGTTAAAATTGATGGTAGACAATGGTCTTTTGATAATTTTGGTGAGGATCTAATTGCAACAGTTAGTGAGGGTGGTACATTTAGATGGGATACCTCTGTTGGTTTTGGTACTCCTGCTGCAATAATTCCTAATGCTCCTACAACATCAAGATTTACTTTAGTATCTCCAGTAGATAGACATGTATTTTTATTTGGAACAGAAACAACAATAGGAACTTCTTCAACATCCGATCCATTGTTTTTACGTTTTTCTTCTCAAGAAGATTTTAATACTTGGTTGCCTTCTGCAACAAACACAGCAGGTTCTTTTAGAATACAAGATGGTTCTAAAATTATGGCAGCTGTAAGGTCTAGAGGAGCTATACTAGTTTGGACAGATACTTCTTTACACGGTATGCAATTTGTAGGTCCTCCTTTTACATTCTCTTTGAATCAGTTAGGTGCTAACTGTGGAGCTGTATCTAATCACTGTGTGCAGGATGTAAATGGTGTTACTTACTGGATGTCACAAAATTCTTTTTATATGTTTGACGGTGCAGTTAAAAAACTACCATGTAGTGTACAAGATTATGTATTCAGTGATTTTAACATAACAACTCAACCAGAAACATATTGTGGTCTTAACTCAGAAAAAAATGAAATAACTTGGTTTTACTGTAGTGAGAATGCAGAACAAATAGATAGATATGTAACATTAAATTATCTTGAAGCGTCTTGGTCTGTTGGAACTTTAGCTCGTACTGCATGGACTGATTATGGTGTTTATGAGTATCCGTACGCTACGGAGTATTCAACCACAGCTTTTGCAACAAATCCTTCAGTTTTAGGATTAACTGCAGGAGCTACTACTTTTTATCAACATGAGTTTGGTACAGATGCTGATGGACAAGCTTTAAATTGTTTTGTTACATCTGGCGACTTTGATATTCAAGACGGACAACAATTATTACATATAGGAAAAGGTGTTCCTGATTTTCAAGATTTGGCAGGCACTGTAGATGTAGAATTAAAATTTAAAACATATCCTAATTCCACAACCTCAATAACTACAAGCTCTACCGTGTCGACAACAACTGAAAAGTTTGATATACGAGGTAGAGGTAGACAAGGACAGCTAACTATTAGAAGTAATGCTGTTGGAAGTAACTGGAGATTTGGTACATTACGTTTAGATGTACAACCTGATGGAGGTAGATAATGAAAATAAGCACAACAAGATTACCAAACGCAACACCAGAGTATAATCAAACACAGTTTGATGTATTAATAAGATTGCTAGAGCAAGTAATTCAACAATTAAACTTTGGTTATCAACAAGAATTGAAAGATTCTTCTACAGCAAGGAGTTGGTTCCTTGGCTGATAGTTTTATAAGCAAATCTAGAACAGGAACAGGCGTTGTTTATACGGTGCCTACAGCAGATCAAAACTCTCAACCTCCTATATTACCAACTACAGCAATTGTAAAAAGTATATTTATATCAAATGAAACAGGAGGAGCTGTTACTACAACAGTTGCAAAGGTTGATTCTAGTAATGGTAATTTAGAGATACCACTGTACAAAGACAGTGCTGCTGATGGTTTTCAAGATCAAGTTTTAAAAAAAGAATTAGTATTGGAAGAAGCTGATCAAATAAAAATAACCGGCGCAGGTATAATAGTAGACGTTAATATATTGGAGATGACACAATAATGTTTAAAAAAGTACAAGAATCAAAACAAATAGGAACTCAAAATGTAAATGGAAAAGATATTCCTATATTACAGCCTGAGGTATTTGTTGAAGTAAAAAATAAAAAAACTGGTAAAGATTATGATTCTCCAGAAGAAGCAAAAAAAGATGTAGACGATCCAAAGACAGAAACAACTGAGGATGACATAGAACAAAATGTTCAAGTCAATGTCACTCAGCTGCCTGATTTTAAAGGGGAAGTAAAGTACGATTAAGCACTACACATTTCACACACTTCTTGTTCATTTAAAGGTGTAACAATATTTTCTTTTATTTTTTTATTATGACATTTACAATCTACATGTCTCTTTAAATCTCTTTCTAATGCTGTAATTCTACTAAGTGCTTTTGATAATTTATCTGCTAAGTATGCAATTGATGCAGATGCTTCTTCTTGTGTCATAATAATCTCCTATGTTAAATTTTTGGGGTAAGGATTACCTTACGATTTTAGAAAAACAATTTCAACTAAACAATTAAAATTGTTTGCTTGACTTTATTTCTTTTTTAACAGGTCATGAATTTGTTGTCCTTGTACGTTAATCATGAACCCTATAAATATAACAGCTACTAAAATTATTATAAGTAATATAGTATCTATTGTCATAATGACCTCCATCCGTTTGGGTGAGGAAGACAATGTTCTGTACTAACTCCCTCTTTCATAGTTAATAATATATCAGCACTAATGCTAATTCTAGGTTCTTCTTTAGTATTTGTTATTGTGTAGTGCAATAATTCACTTGGAAAGATAACAAAGTCTCCTGATTTCACAGGTATCTCATAACTAGCAAAATTAAATTGATTCCAATCTTTTATGTATTCATCTGTAGGCGGTATAAATAAACCTGTTTGTGCAGCTAGTTCTTCTTCAAATTTTACATTTCCCATGTCTTCATTTCGCACATAGTACACACAACTAAAATGACTTGCCGTATGTTTATGACTAGCAATGTGTTGATCTTTTACGGTGTATGTTGCCCAAGCTTTTGTAAAGTGTGCATCAAATTTATTTAAATCATATCCTTTTGCTTCTAAAAACGCTTTCACATGTTGTCCTAATTGTGAAAATAAAAACATATACATTGGTTTTTGATGTAGATTATCAACAGCATCATCTAAATTAGTAAAGTTTGTATTACCCGTGACATCTGTTGTAGCTGCCACACTACCAGGCTTTTCTTTAACAAATGATTCTATATTAGGTATTAATAACTTATTTATTGTTTCGTAGTCGTGTATTGTTGTTTTGTAAATTTGTTTACCAAAAAGATTACTAATTGTAGCTTCCTGATCCATAAATTACCTCCAAATATTCTATTTTAGTTACCCATCCTTTTGGTATTGCTATTGCTCCACCACCATGATTATCATCCTTATCTACACACCAAGAACGCATAATAACTACTTTTTCTTTAGTATTATTAACCATCCAACCCACTTCTTGACATACTGCCAAAGGAGCATTTATTATATCCTTAATGGGTAGCCAACCGGTTTCCATGTCTCTTGCATCCAACCAAGTAACCTTCACCATTGGGCACTTTGTTATGTCAAATTCCATAAATTCTATTTGCACAATACTAGAAATTTGCATATAATTGTAGGATTAAATTGGCTAAATTATCAAGTCCTCGCCTCCTTGCCAAAAACAAGTCATGATTGCAATAGGAGAACATGCTTAAAAAATTATTTAAAGGCGTAAAAAAAGTAGCAAAAAAGGTAGCCCCATTCGCGGGTCTTGTAGCTGGTGCTTTTGGATTAAATCCAATGGCTGCAGCAGGAATAGGAGCTTTGATTGGTGGACTCGGAGGAGGTTCTAAAGGAGCTATAGCAGGTGGTATCGGTGGTTACTTTGGTGGCAGAGCATTTGGAGCTGATAATCCACTATTTAAATTTGGTGCTGATAAATTTATACAACCAGGAGCTTTTGCTCAAGCAGGTACAAATTTAATTGGTCCAGGTGGTGCAGTGTATGATACAGCCACAGCTTTTAAAGATAAAGGCATTATGGACTTTTTACCAATGATAGCAGCGGGAACTGGTCTTGCTTATGCAGGTGGTTTATTTGATGAAGAACCAATTCCAGAAGATTCAATTCCAAAAGAATACAAATACGATCCAGACAAAGATCCACTTAAAAATATAAATAAAAAATTTCAAGATATGTATGAGAAGTATTCACCTATACCTTCCTCTAGTATTTACGGATACCTACAAAGCATCGGCGCAATGAAGAATGGTGGACTTGTACCATCATATGCTGATGGTGGTATCATGGCATTTAGAGAAGGCAATCCAACAGAAAGACCAGGAGCAGTAGGTAGTGGTATGAATTTTGGCAGAATGAGTAGTAATCAAATGATGGGTCAAAATATGAAACCAGAAACTATTACTATGGAAGAAGTAGAAAAGTTTGTAAAAGAACTAACTATGCTTCGTGACAACGGAGATCTGACAGATGAACAATTTAAACAAGCAATGCAAATGTTAATGTCACAAGCTGGTAAATCAACTGGTATGAAAAGTGGTTTAGGATTTGCAATGGGCGGAGATACTGAAGGAAAAATCATGGGCCCTGGCACAGGTCGTTTAGATAATTTAGAAGGTGCAATCGTAGATCAAAACACAGGAGAATCTAGTCCTATAAGAGTTAGTCCAAACGAGCATATAATACCTGAATACACCTTGTTTGCTATGGGTGGAGGTGATACAGAGTTAGGACATGATATGTTGAACAAGTTAAGAAGAGAAACTAAACCAATGGCAAAAGAAATGGGTTATGATTTTGAAGGTGCAGAAAACGGAACGGTAAGATATGGCTGAGTCACAAGTAATACAAAATTTACCTCCTGAGTATATACAACAGGGATACACAAACTTAATTAAAAATGTAAGTGATTATGTAGGCAGTGCTCCTGCTTTACCACAATTTCAATTAGCTGGATTTAGTCCAGCACAGCAACAAGCTATGAATATGGCTTTTGCTCAACAAGGTTTTCAATACGATCCAACAACAGGATTTACAGCAACAGGAACAGGACCAGGTTATCAACCTGCATTAGATGCAGGACTAGGAGCTTTGGCTCAATACGGTAAGCAAGCTGGTGATTTATATGGTCAAGCTACTTCAGCTCAATTTGATCCTCAATCATATCAGCAATTTATGAATCCTTTTCAGGATCAATTAAATGCAGAGATACAAAAACAAGGACAGATGGCACAAAACCAAGCAGCAGCTCAACAAGTTTCAAGAGGTGCTTATGGAGGATCAAGAGGTCAAATACAATCAAGCATGATTGATCAGGGTGTCATGGACACCATAGGACAACTAACGGCTCAGAATTTTAATACTGCTATGGGTCAAGCAATGAACACTTTTCAAAATCAACAAAAAGCTCAGCTCATGGGAGCTCAAGGTATTGGCGCATTGGGTCAAGCACTGGGTCAAGGTTTTGGTCAACAAGCTCAATTACAAAATGCTCTTGCTACACAAGGCATTGGTGCAATGATGGGTATAGGAGGTATGCAACAAAAAATGGGTCAAGGTATTCTTGATATGCAAAGAGCAAATCAATTACAAAATATTAATAGACCTATGCAACTATATGGATTTATGTCTGATATTCTATCAGGCGCTCCTGCAACAATGGGTTATCAATATACTCAGAATTATGGACAAGCTGGTAGTCCTTTCTCACAAATGTTAGGAACAGCAGCTACAGCTCTTGGAGGTATTGGTACTTTAGGTAAGATGTTTCCATAATGGCTACATTTTTTCAAACACCAGGCTCAGGTCAACTGAGTGAAGAAGAAAAAGAATTCAAAGGTATTGATTACGATTATACAAAAAAATTAACTCCTGAAGAAGGTCTTGAAAACATACAAAATTTCATAGGACCTATTGTAGATAGTTTAAAACAATCAGGAGAAGCTGTTCAGTATAATAATATTGTAAATATGTCTGGTGTTGACGTTCCCAGCTTTGATCAAATTCAAGCAATGGATATTAATCAATTAAATCAATTAAAAATAGATATAGAAGCAAAACAAAAAACATCTACTTCAGATGCTTTTGGATCAGGTTATCAAATTGCATTACAACAAATTGAAAGAGCTTTATTAAACAAACAATCAATAGCTCCAAACAATGTATCTTCTTCTAATGAAGTACAAACTGATCAAGGCTCTGCGGAGTTTGAAACAGAAGAAACTAAAATAATTAATGCTTCTTCTGCTGAATCAATAAATAATGAAGGTTCATTTTATATAGATGCTTTTAACAATGCAGCCGTAGCTTCCGAAGAAATAACTTCAAACTCACAATTTGCTAATGTTGAAGGCCAACCCGATCAAGTAAATGTTGTTGCGGATGGATCTTTAGTAGGTCAGAATGCAACGGGTGCTGCAGTTGTAGCAAAAGATGAATTTGATAAAGGTAAAGGTGAACTAGAATTAGAAAAAAATGCAGCCAATACAGAAGTAACTGAAGAAAGTACAAACAATGCAATTGCTAAAATAAAAGAAGAACTTCAAGGGGTTATACCAGAAGAAGAATTACCAACTAATTTATTGTTATTAAAGTTTGGTGCAAATCTTCTTAGAGCAAGAAGCAACAAAAGAGGAGCTTTACCAAAGTTTCTTGACGAATTAGGTCAATCTTTAGCTCCTATAACAGATACATTGATAGCATATGATCTAAAGAAAAAAGAAGCAGACAGAGCTTTAGCTTTACAAGCTTATGAAATTTATGAAGATAGAGCAGAAAGAGATGCTAAAAGATATGAGTTTGAAGATCTATATAATGTTTTTGCTGCAGACTACGATAAAAAAGGTGGTGGTATACTTAAAGGTGGCACAACTTTAATTGGTCAAGCAACCACAGCTGCGGAGCTAGATTATTTTAAATCTATGCGTTATCCGGATCAAGCTTCTGTAGAAGCGGGAATACATTCTCAAGAACAATTAGACAATACTCCTAGTCACTTACACGGTCTTCCTATGTTTGTAATATCAAAGACAACTGGTTCGGCAGAAACAGTTAGTCCTACATTTGGTGGCTACGGAGCTGGTGATAAAACAGCAATAAGATCTGCTTTTGAATTTGGTGGTATGTTAGAAGATGGTATTCGTAACGACGTACAACTTTATCAAATGATTACTCTTGGTATGCAAGAAGGTAATTTACCTTTGGCTGGTCCTGGTGCAGGTCTTGCTAGATGGACACAAGTTACTGCTGGTAAATTAAATACCATAGCTAAATTCTTTGGCGTTGATACTGGTATTCCAATGTTAAATAAATTAGCGGGAGAAGATGAGTACAAACAATTTTATGCAGCAATGGATGCTGCTGGTATTAATTTAAATCCTTCAGCTATCAAAGCTAGCATAACTCAAGATGTAAATGCAATGTATACGTATAATGATACTGCACTAAGTTCACAATCAATAACTGAAGATGAATGGAATTATAACAATCAACAAATAAAAATTTTAGATCAAATGTCTAGAGAGTTAGCTCAAAGAGATGATCTTAATATTGTTGTGGCTTTGATGCAGAAATCTGCATTTACAAGAGCTCGTTACTTACAAGGTACAAACAGACTTCTTAAAGACGTTATTAATGAAGCAAGAGATATAATGAACGTTTTAAATAAATCTGAAAGAGAAGCTTTATCTATACTTGGTGAAAACATTCAAAACTATACAAGAAAGTATGAACAACAGTTGCAAATTATTTACGATCCATCAACTCAAACAGAAGAATACAATAAAAGGTTGATAACAATTGACGATAATTTTAATGTATCAGGAGGTTTATCAAATATTGAGGTAGGAAACATGTCTAATGATGTGTTGGGAGATCAAATGAATTTAAGTAATGTACAAACATCTCAAGAAGTAGGAGAATATATGGAGTTTGAAAGTCTTGAAGATGTGTTAAATAGTTATGGTATAGAAATGCCTGCGGAGTTGAAATGATTTTAATTACATATGAAGAATTAGCAAAAGCTAGACAGCTTGGATCTCAACTTAGAGAAGCAGGAATTAATCCTTTAGATTTTCTACATCAAACAGATGATCCACAATCGGTAAAAAATAAAAAAATGGGCAACGCTCCTAAAGCTCAAGATGGTTTAGAAGTAAAACAAGCAGGAGAACAATTACCACAATTGGAAATATTAGGCATAAAGATACCTAGAAAAATATTTGGCATAGATGTCGGAACGCAAGCAGCAGAAAAGTTTAGTGGATCAACAGAAGAAGAAGATGTTTTTGATCCGAAGAGACACAAAATGAAACCAGATCAAGTAAGAGAACTAATTAAACAAGTTAGTATAAAAGGCATGATGATGAACAAGCCTGATAAAGATATTTTAGAAACAATAAATCAAGTCGTTGCACAAGCAGGATATACAAACGATGAACTATCTCCTGAAAAAGTAAAAGCAAAAGCAATAAAAGGTTATGAATTATATAACACTGATCAACCAAATCCTTTTCCTGCATGGAAACTTATCAGTTCTATTATTGGCGGTACCACTGGTAACATTGTAGGAGGAAGAACAGGTGCCATGGTGGGTGCCAGAGTAGGAGCTATTGGAGGCCCTTGGGGTATGATAGCAGGTAGTATTGTTGGTGGAACTCTTGGTTATGTAGGAGCTTTGCTTGGTTATGAACAAACCCTTACAAACTTAAATAAAAAAGGAATGCTATACACACCTACTTACAATGAGATGGGTGAATTTATAGGAAACGTACAAGGAATAAACAGACCAACAAAAGAAAAATTAATTGAATATTTAAAGCATGAAGCAAAAATAGATGCAATGTTCCAAGGAGGATTCTTTGCGGCACGTCCTGTATTCAAAGCTCTTGGCATGGGTTTAAGTAATATTGCTCTTGGTGTTGGAAAAAATGAAAGAGCCATGGCAAAGGCCATAAAAGAAACAACTGGCATATCTCCAAGCATCGTAGATATATCTAGATATGATATTATTAGAGCGGCTCCAACTGTTATAGGTAGATTACCATTCTTCAGAAGACCTTTTGTAAAAGCAGCAGCAGCTCAAAAAGAAGCTTTATTACAAACAGCAAAGAATAAAATATTTTTAGATGGACCTACTTTTTCTTTAGCGGAGTTAGGACATGATATGTCTAAGGTACGTGATACAGTTACAAAAAAAATAGTAGATAATGTAAGTAAAAAGTATGATGATTTTTATGCAGCTATAGGTGACAATCCTGCAATAGCTTGGCACACTACTAGAGCCAAAGCTGTAGAGGGTTTAAAATTTATGGAACAATTAGGTATACCTCCACAAGAATTAATGAGAAATAGTTTCTATCAAAAACTAGCTAACCTTGCTGGTAAAGAAAACATGACTGTATTTGGAGCAGGAGCTCCTTTCACTGCAGCTCAATGGAAACAACAAAGAACTATGTTTACACAAGAGATACTTAACAACCCTACATTAACTCCTGAAATGAAAGATATAGGTAGAAATGTTCTTAGAGGATTAGAAGAAGACATGGCTAGTCTTATAAAAGGTAATCCTAACCTTTACAAAAATGCAGATAAACTTTTAAACGAAGCAGACAAATCATTTAAAAACATGATGATACTGTTTGGCGATCCAACAATAAAAGAACTTGGTAAGGATTCTAAATTTGCTTACATCAATATGTTACAACAACCAGGAAGTAAATATAGCTCAGAATTATTAGACAGTGTTTTAAAAGATTTTAGAGATCCAATTGCTATGGAAAGATTACATAACATACTTGGTGATCAGATGTTCGGTAAGGTAATGAAGGCAAAAGTATTAGATGCTTTTCAAAATTCATTTACCAAGTCTACAACTAAACCAGGTCTTACAAATATAAATGAAGACTTCTTTAAATCTTTTGATGATTTATCTTTTGATTCAAATGCGTTTAAAAATGCTCTTGGACTAAACGAAGTTGGATTACCATTAAAAAGAAGATTAGATACATTAATAAAAGGATTACAACTAGGATCAAGAGAGACAAAATTACCTAGCGCTCAAGAATTACTTAACTTTGCAGATGCCGCTCAAACTTTCTTTAACGGAAAGAACATGAACATTAGCACATTCTTAACAAGAAGAGCAGCACTTGGTGGTGTTGAATCTTTACTTCGTGTTATTACACCAGCTGCAGCAATAGGTGGTGGTTACAGTGCAGCTATGGCAAGTCCAATGTCCACATTGTTAGGTGTTGGAGCAATGTATTATTCTGGTCACATACTTGCTAGACCTATGTTAGTAGAATCTTTCAAGGAAGCTTTTGAGAGATGGGGCAAAGCAAATGCAGTTGCAGGAACAGGTGCATATCAAAAAGCATTAGAAGCAGCTACGGTAGCTTCTCAAAGAGCTATTAGAGAATTATTTAGATCTGATACTGATATACCTGATGAGTTAGATAATAGATTTAGCAATATACAAGGTAGAATGCAGTACTTAAATATGGGAGAAGAAGCATTTAATGAGATGAAAGCTATGACAGAAGAAAACTTAGACAAGGATATAAGTGATATATTAGGTCAAGACTCAGAACAAAAGCTAGAAAGAGGTATGATTATGCCTGGAGTTCAACCAGGTGTTACATCAATCCCGGATCAGTCTGAAAATATTAAAAAAATTAATACACCAGTGATAGATACCCCTAACGTGGTAAATCAAAATCAATTATCAGTCAGAAATAATGTTGTAAATAACCCGAATAATATTATAAATAGGGGTGTGAGCACTACTAACCCAATGTTTACTGCTGGTATGAAACCTGTAAATAACAAGATAAACCAGAACTCAAGATTAGCTTTAGCTGGTAATGATCCTTTATTACAAGCGATAGCTAGGAGAAACGTATAATGGCTATAATAATTGGCAGACCTGGTAATCCAAATAGGTACGAATTTAATCCAAGTGATCCTTCGGACACATCTAATAAACCTGGTTCTTCTTCAAGTTCAAATGTTCCGGATCAAATTCAAATAGGAACTAATCCTCAAAATGACGAACCAATATTTGTTCAAAGTCAAGCAAGTAAAGAAAAAGATTTAGCAGAAAAGAAAGCAGCGATACTAGCCATGGCTGGTAATGCTAATTCATATTCACCTAGTCCTAGCACTGGCGGAATAGATAGAGATAAAATTATTGCTTTTAGACAAGAATCTGGAATGACTGGTCCAGAGTATTCTTCTTTTCTAGAACAATTAAAAGAAGCAAATCCTAATGCATTTGCTAAACAATTTCCTGGTCCTTCAGATGCAATACAAAATTTTATAAAGGGTGGTGGAGTTTTAGGAAATATTCTATCAAGTATATTTAATAATGTAAAAGAAGCAGGCATTAATACAATTGAAAACATGGCAGGAATGTTTGATAACAATCAAGATAACACCGGAGTCATGGCTAACACTGGTTCGGCTACAGGAACAGAATTACAAAAAAACTATGCTCTTGGTGATCCAATGGGATTGTTTCAAGCAAATTTACCTGCAGGTTATCCAGCAAGTGCTCCTCAAACATCAGAAGAATTTCAAGCTAAATACGGACCACAAATGACTGCTGAACAAATAGCAATGATACCAACAATAGATTTTAGAACACAAAATATGGCAAAACAAGATGGAGGTGGACTATCTCCTATGATGCCCAACATGGCAATGCAAAATCCAGTATTGCAAGATGCATTAAGCACTCCTCTTGGAACTCTATCTTACAGAGGTGGAGGAATGACTCCAAAGAATGCAGCTATACAACTTGGTATAGTAGATGATTTTGACGAAGGGATAATGAGAATATGAGTTTTACTATCAAAGATAGTGTATGGCTTGTTGGCATATTATTTGCTATGGGTGTTACCTGGGGTATGACAAGTCAAAGAGTTACGGCCATGGAAAAAGACGTGGATCGTATGGAGACAGCGTTAATGTTGTTTACTAAAATAGAAACAAGAATTGCTGTCATCGAAACTGAGGTTAAGAATATTAACCAAAAATTAGAGAGGATAGCAAAATGAAACATTATAATAAGAATGGTTCTAAAAAAACTATGAAAAAAAGAATGGGTGGCGGAAACACCATGATGGCCAAGAAAAATGGCAAAAAAATGATGGCTATGACTGCAAAAGACGGTTTTGGCGGAAAGAAAATGAAGAAAAAATAATCCTATGAGACCTCTATACTATGCTATATGGGTCTCAATAGCCCTCGGACTTCTCTGTATCTATAGTATTGGTAATTCCTAAGTATTATCTTTAGGTACAAATGGCATCATCATAGTCTCAATACAATGCATATCATAATAAAATTGAGTATGTCCTTTTTTTACAGCAAAATCTTCAACCCAAGGTCCTCTTTGTTCTTTTTGTGATAAACACATCTCTTCAGTGTAATAAAGTTCTGCCATGTGTCTTATACTAATTAGATCTGGCGATGTAAAAAATATTACTAACAGCCATACTTTAATCATCTAAGTCCCAATTTACTCCTAAATATATTTATCTTATCAAAATGTTCTGGTTTTACTTCATAGATATCATTATCTTTGCAGAATCGTATCGCACTTTTAAAATGATTCCAAGCTTTAATTAATTCTTTTCCTTCTAGTTCAAACTTTTGTACTTCTAAGTTTTGTGCACACATCAATACAATTCCTTTTTTTATCTTTGGTCTATTAGGAAAAGTCATGTTATGTGCTAGCACATAAGCAGCTAACTGACACATATATTTCCAACACCATTCTCTTCTTTTTGGTTTGTTTGCTTGTTTAAAATCTATCACAACAGGTTGATGATAGTAAATGCCAGCTAAATCCAATCTGCCATGATAGTGATCTCCAAACTTTAATCTAGATTCCATGTGCCAACAGTCTTCTAGTTTATGATTTATATATTCATCATAAATTTTTTGTGCCATCTTTCTGCCAAGAATGCCTTCTTCAGTAAGATCTACACAATCTTTATCATCACCGATCCAATGTTCTAAAAACTTATGCATAGCAGTTCCAATGCTAGCAGATCTTTTACTTATTCTTTCTGCCTCTTCATGACCTACTCTATCTCGCCACTTCTGTAATGCTTCTGGATTATCTAATACTTGTAATATTTTAGATATAGAAACACTCACATGGAGTCTCCCCAACTATTTCCTAATTCTGCATCAACTTTACTAGGAACATATAATTTACAACAGTTCTCCATAACCTCTACTATTTTCTTTTTTGTTACATCATCAGGAACAGATACAGCTATCTCATCATGTATTTGTATTAAAGGTAATATGCCCTCATCATATAAATCTACCATAGCTTGTTTGGTTTGATCTGCTGCTGATCCCTGAATCAACTTGTTAAAAGCTGTATATGTAAAAGACCTTCTAATTGCAGGGCCATACTCTTCTTCTGCTCTGTGCTTTGGTAAAGGTTGAACGAAAGGTATAACTTCTCCTGGTACTCTTTTTTTAAAAGGAGTATCTGGTTCCCATAAATTAAAACGACACTTTCTGTGCATGAGAGTTCTAACAAAACCTTTGTTATCTCCTCTTCTGCTAGCCTGTTGTGTAGCCATATCTTTTAATTGTTTTATAAAAGGAACACTGGCATGATATTCTTTAAAAAAATGCATAGCTCTGTGCTCAGGTATACCTAGCTCTCTGGCTAACTTACCCTGACCCATGCCATAAGCTAATCCTAGATTAATTGTTTTAGCTTTTTTACGCTCTACGCCTGCCATATCAGCCACTTTTTGATGAAAATCAGTCATAGGATCCTCAATATAAGCATCTGCTACCTCTCTAGCGCCTGGTAAACCGTGTTTTACAGCAAAATGTGCCATTAATCTTGGCTCCTGCTGACTATAATCAAATGATCCCCACTTCTCTCCTTTCTCAGGTATAAACAAACTTCTTATTGCAGGACCAATTGTAGGATGTCTAGCAGGTATTTGTTGTAAATTAGGATTAGACATACTTAATCTACCCGATACAGTTCCTCCTTTATCTCCTCTTAACTGATGTATCTCTGCATGTATTCTACCATTGTGAGAATGTTTTAATATTGTATCTATAAATGTGGTTCTTGCTTTGTTGATTTCTCTTGCTTCGACGACCATCTTGGCCAACTCCGAATCATGATTAGATAAGAACCCTTTATCAAACTTTGGTTGTTTGCTTTTCGCTGTTCTTTCATAAGGTATTTTAAGAGAATCAAAGGCTTTAGCAACACTTGCTGCAGCCCAAATATCAACTGCAACGCCCGTATCTTGTAATATTCTATCCAAAATCTTCTTCTCTGTATTTTCAAAATCTTTTTTAATACTTTCTGCTCTATCGAGGTCAACTCTAACTCCTTTTGATTTCATCTCAAATAAAACTGGAAACAATTTTGATTCCAATTCAAACACTTGTTGAAGCTCATCCTCAACAAGTTGTCTTTTAAATATCTCCCAAAGTTTTAAAGTTAAGTCTGCATCTTTTTCTGCGTAAGGACCAACGACCATAGCAGGTAATTTATGCATCTCACTTTTTGCATCTGTCCCCCACTCAGCTGCAGCTTCGTATAGATCTGTTTCGTATTTTTTTTCTTTTAAATAATCTTTAGCTAATTCATTTAAAGAATAACGAAGTCTATTTTCATCTATCAAAGGTGAAGCTATCATTGTATCAACGATGCCTCCTTTAACTTCCATGCCCCATTGTCTTAGCCAACCAACATCATACATGGCATTATGAAAAACTTTTATATTATCTTTATCTAAAATTTTTTTAAAATTTCTTTTAAATATTTTTTCATCTATGTTCGGACCAACTTCATGTCCTACAGGAAAGTAACCTTTCCATCCATTAGCAGCTATTGCTACTCCTATAACCTTTCCATTATTTGTAGCCCAACCTGGACCTTTTGTTTTTATTTCTGGATCGTAAGTTTCTAAATCTATTGCAACTACGTCCGCCTCGTAAACAAGTTCTGGTATCTCACTAGGAGGTACCCATTCTATATCTGTCAAACTCCACACATCCCTTCGCACTCGTCAGCCATATCACCAAACAAATCTGGTTGATCTGACCCTTTATCTAAGTCTACTTTATCCAAAGGAACTCTAGACGAATGTATGTAAAGTTCTTTTGCTCTTGATAAACCTAAAGCAGGACCAGCTGTTCTAACTTTCTTATCAAAGTCTACACACTGTTTCCATTCATCAGGTCTTTCATCTCTCATTTCTTTCCAAAATTTATTGTCATGATAAGGACAATACACACACGCACTCTTTGCTGGTTTAGGATATTGTCTTTCTTGCATCCATTTAAAACAATCCATTCTAGTTATTTTTTGTTCTACTAATGGATAATGAAATCTATAAGATGCTTTCTCAAACGTTTTCATCCTAAATATTTCATCATAAGATATGCCTAAGTATTGATTTACAACCATACCTTTTGGCCATCTTTGCCCCTTTTTTAAGCCGTATTCACGCCTTATTCCTTGTTCTATTTGTTCTATTTTGTATGTAGAAGTACATCTACGGTTCGCTATACCTTTCTTACCATCTTGACCTACCAAGAAAAAAGGTATTGATGCCCCTCTTTTGTACACACCATTGTCAATATAGTTCTCTACATCTTCTTGTAGATTACCCCAAGTAACTCTTATTACAGGAAAGTTTAATTGTGTTTCCAAATAATCCAACCACTTGTATGTGTTTGTTCCTTCGTTTTGTGTGTCAGCAAAAATAGCAAAATCTATTTTACCTGAACCTCCTGGTTTAACTTTGAAGTCACCTCTACTAAAAGCAAGTGCCATCATTGATGATTGAACACCAGCTCCTAAACTTATGATGTTTAAATCACCAGGATATTTTTCACTTCTTTCAGTTGGCATTCCATAACCTATTTTGTCTATAATTTTGTCTTAAAAACATTTCTGAATACTCATAATCGCTTGATGATCGAACCAAGAATAAATTTTTCTTTGTTCTTGTAATCCCTGTATAAAAAACTCTTCTCTCATCATCTCCATTCTTCAATAAACTATTGTATGATTTTGGTGATAGCTCAGATAATAGCACAACATTGTCTGCTTCGCCACCCTTCGATCCATGAATTGTAAGTATTTTTATCTTTGGTATTGCATTTATATCCTGATTTCTTCTCTCAACCTTTCTAATATAAAGAGATACATCTTCATTTACCTTGTTTAATGCCTCATGCCACAACAAATTTAGTGGTACTCGTAACCCGTGATTGTCATATAAGTTTTGATAATCAACCATAATATCATCTTCTAATGCTTTATCCCAAGTCTTGTGTCCCTTTTGAATATACTCTGGTCCAGAGGATATATACTTGTACATGTTCTTTACTCCTCCTAAAGATATTTGTTCTCCTGCCTGTAACTTATGCCATGAATTTATTGCATATAAAACTTTTTCAGAAATAGATTTGTGTCTACCATATCTACTATATATAATTCCTTCTCTCTTAAAATAATCTTCACACTTTTGTAAAACATGTTTTGTTCTTGCTAAAACATAGTACTCTCCATCTTTATCAAACGGAACATATTCAATTGAAGGATAATGTAATACGTCTCCCTCCGAACTAGAAGGTTTCCAATCTTTTGGTACTCTATCTTTTATTTTACTTGAAACAAAATCAGCAACTTCGAATACTCTTTGAGGTACTCTAAATGATTGATTTAAAACTTTTTTCTCTCCTGGTGTTCTTATTAATAGATCAGGTCTTGCTCCTGCCCATTTAAATATTGCTTGATCATCGTCACCAGCTATGTAAATATACTTTGCCTTCTTAGCTAGAAGGATTACAGCCCACCATTGGAGCATACTTAAATCTTGAGCCTCATCTATAATGATGACTGGCAATGAGGGAACAGATCCCTCATTGACCAAGTATAACAACATGTCGTTAAAATCGTAGAGTTCATTCTCTTCTTTATAAGCTAAATAGGTGTCATAGATTCTCTCCAATTCTAATAATCCTCCTTGCACATGCTCAGAGGATCGTTGCCATTGCACATCAATATTCACCATGTTATTGCGTGCAAGCTCTATAAGACGCATAAAAGGATTTTTCTGCATACTCTGTCCACTTTCTTCTATCTGTGAATTAGAGTTTAAGAATTCTTTTATCTGTAAAAGTTTTCCTAATTGTTTGTAATGTCTATCCTTCATTACACTTTGTGTGCTTAAATTTAATTGTTTAAAAGCCATACTGTGTAACGTCCTAAACCATTCAAAATCTTTTTCTTCATATTCAAATTTAGACGTAGCTCTATCAATTGATTCAAGTGCTGCTTTCTTTGTATATGCAAAGTAACCAATCTCACTTGGACTGTATCCTTCTTCTAAATGTTTTTCTACTATACCAAGTAAAGTATGTGTCTTACCTGTACCTGGTGGTCCAAAAATAGTTGTAGTTTTATTTTCGAAATAACTTTTAACTTCTTCCTTAGAAGTTTTTTGTATGTCTAATGGAAAACTTTTAAAAAGGCTCGGCATTGGATACGTTAGGTGTTCTTAATGGTCTGACATCTCTTATTATTTCTGGAACGAACCAAAGTCTTTCTGTCTTACCTAATATTTTTATGGAGTCTGATCCTCCTCCCATGTCTCTAATTCTTTGTACTATTTGCATGGTTTTCATTTCTGTAAATCTTTTCTTTTTTAAATAATCTTCTAAGTGCACCATCTTAAAAAATGTTTTACCATCCCTGGTATAACATTTGCCTGTTATTATTTCCTCCATCTCTAATCCTGCTCCCTGCTCAAACAAGAATGTATTGAAGTGTTCATCAAACTTACCAAAGGTTGTAGTATCAAAGTGATCTTTAGCTGGTATTATCTCTGCATTCTCTAATAGAGTTCTTACTTTTATAGTCCAATCATTAGCTTTCATTGCCATTGGAAGTATGGTTAGATAATCCATACAAGCTCTTCTAAACTTTTGTTGATCAAATAATTGTTCTGTTGTTAAGGACATTCTTTTACCATCTACATTTAAAAACCACATAGATTCGTCTGATTCCAACTTAGTAAGATCAGAAATGAGAATATCATAATCATCACCAATTCCAAATTTTCTTGCTCTACAAAGGGGCGCATTACAAACTGCACACATTGGCTGATCTTTACATTTATATTTGTAATCTGTTTTTTCATGTTGCTTGATAGTCTTCTCAACTTGTGCGAAGCCAAGAGGTCTGTCCATATGTTTTGAATTAAATTCATTTACTTTATCCTTCCAATTATCCGGATGAGCTTTCTTTGCGTAAACAGCAAATTGATACAATGCATTATCTCTACCTCCCTCTGGTATACCCATATTCATAAGTGTTTCTAAACATGGTGGTCCTTCTTCTAATTTTTTCTCATTGTTTCTAACGACCTTAATTTTTCCAATGTTCTTCGGTTCAACCGCTTTCTGTTCCACGAGAGTATAGAACTCATCCAAAGTACAGCTGTTGCCATTATCATCCAAAGCGTAACGAAAAGAATCGCTACCATTAAAGTAAGGTAAGTTAAGAAAATTGCCGGTATCACCTCTATCAGCACGTATTTCAATTTGCTTAGGAAAGACTTCACAGTCTGCATATCCAAGCTCACCAGCTAGCTCCACCAACTTGTTACGTAGTTTTTTTGCTTCAACAAAATCTTTGAGAAACAAAAACAAATGAGCTCCACCACTTTTAGATCTGCAGCATACAAGTGGTATCTTGTAGTCATTTAACTTTTGAACAATCGCTTTATGATCGAGGGTATACGAATCAACATCAATGCAACCCCAACGACACTTAGAATCATCGCGGATAGGAATAATTCCCAAATTTGCTTTACCAGATAGATGATTTTGCCAAAGGTCGTCCGTAACGGGGGCTTTAATGATGTATGCTTTACCCTTCTTCTTACCTTTTTCATCTTCATCTTCTTCCTTGAAGGTTCCATATGCTCTATGTAGTCCTTCAAATATTAATTTAAACTTCTCCATTTTTCTCCTTTAGTATAGTGGAGGGTAGAATAAGTCTACCCTCCGCATTTGAATGATAGGTTGGCGTCGAAAGGAGGACTTCCCCGCCAGATCCAAACTACCTTACGAGATCAAATGAGCTCCCGATTAATCTCCTGACGGGTGACTAGAAGTGCTCTTTGCCCTCCGGAGCAGCCAACTTAGCCGGTTCGTCTCCCTCTGGAGCGGCTATGACATCTCCATCACGGAAAGCTAAGGCAAAGCTTTCACCTGTGTGAAAAATGTCAGTTGATGGCACGACACCTTCTTTGTTAATCGTCCAACCAAAGTATTTATTTTGATTTGACGTTTCTATCTGCGTACCCAATTGGTAAACGTACGCATACGAAGGCGGGTTAATACTTTTTCCAGCTTTCTTCATCGTAGCTGTCATCATCATGTAATTCCATTGACGAGACTTTTTGAGCTGTGATGATTTCATTGTTAGAATGCCACGAGACTCTACGTTGTTATCGTCATCCAATATCAACACAATGTGATTTGCCGTTTCTTCGACATAATTACCATTGTCCAGATAATATTTATTATCTGTTGGAGATTTTTTGGTTTGACTCATTATGCTTGAGCTAGCTGGATGCACATTGACAGGTGCTTTGTTACCTGTACCCTCTGGCGCCCACTCAACGAAAGTTCTTACGAACTCACAAGGCACAACGCGTATACCTTTATCACCATTAACAAGTTCCCTTGATGCGGTGTTGAAGATCATGCCAGCTTTTGCATCTGGTAGACTTGCATCGTCCACTTCTGGACTCATTTTTTGTAGTAGTTTGATACGAGGTATCATCACGTCTTTTGTACTGACGTTTGATAACCCGTCTCCTTGCCTTGCTTCAGCTAAACTGAAGACATCAGCAAGAGCATTTGATTTTGTAGCTGTTGACGATTTATTCATTGTTACTCCTTTATGTTTTAATTGTTACGTCATTGGTACGATAGACACCGAACAGTTCTTCTGGAAAAGTTTCTCCCTTTTCCATAGCTGTGCTAATGCTTTCTCTTACCCAGGCATCTAATGTATTCCACGGAATACCCTCTTTTTCTGTAGGAACATAACCATTTTCACGAAGCATGCCTTTTAATTGATTTGCCTCGTCGTCTTGTCCCCTACCGAAACTCAATGAGACTTCATTTTTAATCAAGTCCCCTGCTCCCTGGTTCCTAATATACTCATAAGCTGCATCAACATTTTCTGCTTTGATGTTTGCTCTAAGTTTTTCTTTCCAGGTAACTGTCGATCCATCCATTAGTTTGAATGAATATAAATTTTTATCTTTAAGTAAGTTTGCTATTCTGTTTTGTAATTCTTGTAGTGCTTCTTTTTTTGCTTTGAGTTGTAAGTCAGCTTGTTTGACATCATGTTTCAATGATACCAGGTCCTGACATAGTTTGCCCATCTCTGATAGATCATCACTACTAACTCTATCTATTTGATTAGATGAGTCTAAAATTAATTTTTCTATTTCTTTCATACATCTCCTTTAAACTTTAAACTCTATCGGCAGGTAGTGTTTACTTTCACGATCCCACTTCAAGACCTTAAACTTTCCGTTATTGTGTTTGCTGGCAATAGCACAACACACTCCTATTATACTCGGGTCGCCCATCAAAAGCAAGTAATCATCATCACAAAAATCTCTTAATATCTTTTGTGCCTGAAAAACCACGGGCATTGAGGATAAAGCTATCTGATCCTTGAATGGTATAACATTCTTTAGATCTCCGTATTCTTTGGCAGATGTTATATCTCTACCTGGTGCTCTTTGTACTACATATACAGTCATATTTCTTTCTTCTCCTTTAGAGAGGAAAGGGAGACAGAGTAATCGTGGTTAAATGTCTCCCCTCCGTTTCTTTTGCCTAAGATGTAAAGGTCAAAGGAGAAAACTCTGAAAACCCTTTACATCTAAACATATAGTTGATTTTTATATAAAACTCAAATAAATATAAGGGCAGAAATAATGAAACTAAACTATAAGTTTAAGACTGAGCCCTTTGAGCATCAGTTGAAAGCACTTGGATGTTCTTGGAACAAAGAAAGTTTTGCCTATTTTATGGAAATGGGCACAGGCAAGTCCAAGGTTTTGATTGACAACATTGCGATGCTCTATGACAAAGGTCAAATCAATGGTGCGTTGATAGTAGCCCCGAAGGGTGTGTATACAAACTGGAAGGGTGAACAGATTCAACAACACATGCCTGATCATGTGGTCTATAAAATTGTGGTCTGGAATCCTAGTCCAACAAAGAAAGAAAAGGAAGAACTAAATTCGTTGTTTAAGGAAAAAGATTGCTTGACAATATTTTTGATGAACATCGAAGCTTTCAGCACAACCAAAGGAAAAGATATTGCTACTAAATTTTTATTAGCTCACTCTGCTTTGTTTGCTATTGATGAGTCTACAACTATCAAGACACCTACAGCTGCAAGAACCAAAGCTGTTGTTAAAATTCGTAACCTTGCGAAGTATAGAAGAATACTTACCGGTAGTCCGGTAACTAAGAGTCCGCTCGATCTGTATTCACAGGCCGAGTTTCTTGACCCCGGCTTCCTGGATCAACCTTCCTTCTGGACTTTCAAGTCCAGGTATTGTGTAATGATAAAAAGACGTATCAGTGGATCGCATCAATTTAATATGATTGTTGATTACAAAAACATAGACGAGCTTAGTAAGTTGATTGATAAATTTTCTTTTCGTGTTTTGAAAGATGAATGTCTTGATCTACCAGAAAAAGTTTACATGACAAGAAACGTAGAACTAAGTCCCAAACAACTTGATGCCTATTATCAATTAAAAGAGTTTGCTGTTGCTGAGTTAAAAGAAGGCTCCATGACAACGTTCTCTGCTCTTACGCAACTGATGCGATTGCACCAGGTCACGTGTGGATTTATGACGACCGATGACGGTCGGCTCGTCGATTTACATGACAAGAAAGGTAAGATCCCGAGACTAGAAACGTTACTCGATCTTCTTGATGAGATAGATGGTAAAGTTATTATTTGGGCTAACTACCGACATAACATTCAGCATTTAACAAAAGCCATTAGAAAAAAATATGGACACGATAGTTGTGAAAGTTTTTATGGTGATACAAAGCAACAAGATAGAGAAGATATTTTATCACGCTTCCGGGACCCTGGATCCCGACTCAATTACTTTGTAGCTAATCCTAAAACAGGTGGTTATGGTTTGAACTTAACAGTATCACATACAATTATTTATTATTCTAATAACTATGATTTAGAAGTTAGAATGCAATCGGAAGATCGTATTCACCGGATCGGTCAGACCTCAAAAGCAACCTATATTGACTTGGTAGCCAAAAGCACAATAGACGAGAACATAATTAAAGCATTGAAATCTAAGATAAATTTAGCTTCAAAAGTTCTTGGAGAAAAATTAAAAGAATGGTTGCAATAAGTTATAATATATTATATAAGTAAATTAAATGAGAATGGTGCAACATTCTCCGAGTATGGCTGAACAACTGTAACAAGGTAGTAAGGCACGCTAGAGGAAAGATATGGTCAAATGACTGAAGGGTCCTAGGGTGGTACTGAAGTACTAGTTAACATTAAAAGATGTTGACTTGTCGGGAAAAGGTTGGGGGTAGTCAAAGAATCCCCCTGCTCACATAAACAAAGGAGAAAGAATGTTTATTACAAAGTTGGGTGTTATTATTTTAGCATTGTTAGTTACAATAATAGTATTTCATAGGTTTCTTTTTATTACGATCCTAATAGCTTTGTCAGTTCTTTACATAATCGAAATAAATTATGGAGGCATACGAGGTATGATGACAGCATGGGTAGGATAAAGAAAACTTTAAAAGAAAGAATTTACGCAGCTTATTTTGATGTAAGCAAAGTTGCAAAACGTGATTGTCGAAACTGGAAAGAAGTCCAGGACAGAGTTTATTGGGAACGTTTGCGTAAAATTATGTGGAACCGTTATGGTTACAGAGATTAGAAAAGGAGAGAAAAATGTTAACTTCAATGAAAGAAAAAATATTAGATAATGCAATGGCTGCTGTGGGTGAAAGAGAGTTCACTCATGGTGAATGTGTATCTAACAACAAAAACATAGCTGAGCTATGGTCTGCATATTTAAGTGTACCTATCACAGCAGATGAAGTAGCAATAATGATGTTATTGTTAAAAGTAGGTAGAACTAAATCAAGAACAGCAGTTAAAGATCATTACGTTGATATGGCAGGCTATGCTGCAATTGCTGGTGAAATAGTATTGGGAGATAAAAATGAAGAAGATTAGAATGATTCTAAATATTTTTAAAAAACAAGAGCCTAGCTTGATATGGAGACATATAAATAACACACAATTTTATGGAGTAATTGGTTGGCTTGCTAATGATCGTAAAACATTTGTAAAAGGAGAAGATAATTTTGAATACAAAGGAGCATGGAGAAGATGAATAAAAAATTAGCAAGATACTCTACGGTTGCTATAAAACCAGAGTTACATAAAAAATTAAAGATCTTGGCTACACATAATTATCAAACAATTGGTGGTTATTTAGAATCTTTGGTAGATAAAGAAATAAAAAAACTGGAGGCTACAGATGATCTGTCAAAATTGCAAAGGTAATGGCTACATTAGGGTATCGTGGGAGGCAGAAAAAAGCATTGAGCAATGCAAAGTTTGTAACTCGCAAGGCGAAACAAAGGAGAGCTTACACTACCACCAGTCTTGGGACGACGGCGCAGGTAGTCCTACAATCTACTACGGTCCGCCGCTTGACGTCGAAGGAGACGAGGGATTTAAAAACTACAAAATTTATCCAATCGAGTCCAATATCAACAATTCGTAAAGGAGAGGAGCCACCGTTTTGATTTATCATAACAAAATTATAAAAGGAAAAGTTGTAACTATGGTGTACGATCCAACGATAGATACATGGACTTTACACCAAGTTACTCCGGAGAAAGGAAGATTACACAGATTTCTTGCGATAATAAACAATATGTTATATAAAATTCGTAAGCTTTAGTACGAACGGACTACATATTTGAGGTATGTAGTAGCAATTAGGAACGGGCGCGTAGGGAGGTGCCGTGAGCACAACTGAAACCCAAAAAAACATATTAACTCGCATGATCGATGGCATGCGCCCTGGCACCTCAAAAGTCAGGGCATTGTCATTGCTTGCTAAGTACAAGGTATTTGATAAGAAGTTACTTCAAGATCAAATAAAAAAACTGGAGGGGGAAAATGTCCTCTTATTCACTACCAAATAGCCCAATACGAGATATTAAACATTGTCAAAAATGTGGCAGAGTCACTATACACTTCTTGAATCCAAAGAATGATGTCATTGTAAAACCAGAAACTTGGGATGAAATTGTTAAGAGTGGATTCAATGCTATGAGAAGACATATGTATCTACCAAAAGAACTATTATCTGAAGATCCTAAATTCTTTAAAGTATAGTATGCATAAAAATATTTTTTTAAATTATTTTCAAAATAATCTCAAAATAGGTGTAACCGGTGTAACCGATCTGCAAACCCTTATCCAGCTTCAAAAACAGGTTACACTATGGTGTAACCAAGGTGTAACCAGGTGTAACTTTAAAGCCAGCGCGCGTAAGGTGTTTTGATTTTTTGTCAGTTTTCTGTTAAAAACATTCTATACTTTGAGAAATGAGTCAATTAACTGAATTAAACATAACTGCAAAGCAAAGAAAGTTTGCTGAATTGCTTGTAAGATTTGATGGTGAGAAAACTGCAAGTGAATGTGCAATTGATGCGGGTTATCCTAAAAAAACTGCAAGAATCTATGCTAGTCGTTTGCAATCTGCGAAAGAATTTCCAAAAGTAGCACAATATATTTCATTGTTACGCGAGGAAGTGCACAAAAAGTATATGTCTAATATTACTAGGCATATGAAAAGATTAGATAGTTTGAGTAAAAAAGCAGAGGATGACAAGAACTATTCTGCAGCTGTAAATGCAGAGATTTCACGTGGAAGGGCTGCAGGTTTGTATGTAGATAGAAAAGAAATATTGACTGGATCGATTGACAAGATGAGTAAAATCGAAGTGGAGGATAAACTGAAGGAACTAAGAAATAGATTCCCAGAAACCATTATTGATGTGGCTCATGAAGCGATTGAATCCTCAGACGAATAAACCTTTTAAACTTAAAGATGTAAGAGAGGATGGCTACATATTTGATGGATACATAAAAGCAAGAATAAAGAAAGATGGATATTACAAAGAGAATTGGAGAAGACCAGACAGGTTTCAAAAAAATTTAGATTACAAAAGAAAGAGAAAGAAAGAATTGTACAGAAAGATTTCTAACTACATGAATGAATACAAAATGAAAAAAGGATGTCAGGAATGTGGCTACAATGAGAGTCCTTATGCTTTAGAGTTTCATCACAGAGAACAAAAAACAAAGAAAAATAGTGTGTCAATGTTCTTCAGAAACAGCTGGAATCAGCTTGATAAGATCATAGAAGAGGCAAAAAAGTGTGATATTTTATGTTCAAATTGCCATAAAATTTTAACTCAAAAACAAATAAATAATGCGACCTGAGAAAAAATTTTGGAAAGAAATTAAAAATAAAACGTCGAATGTTAACTGGACTAGAATTGAGTCTTGGGCATCACCTGGAGTGCCTGATTTGTTTGGAGTTTTCAAGAAAAAAGCTAGTAAAACAGGATTTCAATTTTGGGCAGAATTAAAGTGTAACAAGTTACAAAAAGTTATCATCTCACCCAAGCAAATAGCCTGGCATTATGCACATGCAAAGCATGGTGGTGTCAGTTTTGTTTTGGTAAAGATTAGCGCTGAAGGGGGGAGAGATGGTCGTGTAGCTGTATTCCCAGGAAAGTTGGTTCGTGAACTGTCGATTCATGGACTAAAATTGTTGGATCAGGGTTCAGGAGCCTTGCTTCCGCATTCGTGGACAGAGGAAGACCTGCAAAATACCTTAATTGGCAGCCGTTCTTCAAAAGCCAAGTAATAGTAATGATTGGATCGGCCGGCCGAGCCGTGGTTGAGATGAGTAAAATGGCAGAAAACAGGCATTTTTAATCCTGACCAGCAGCTCCGATCCAGGAAGCAGCGTCAGAGCTGCGGGAAATACCTTGATTATCAGCCAATATTCATGGATCTTATAATAGTAAAGAGCTGCGGACCGGCCGGCTCGTGGATTTCGCTTCAAAAAAAATGGCTGATTGATTGGGGTTTTGAGGAAGGTTGCACCCTGAGCCAGGCAGCTGCTGCCAGGAAAAATTTTGGACATAGGCGTTGACATTATAACAAGTTATAACTATATATAACATTAGAAAGGAAGATTATGACTGAAGCATGTGTAGATTTAATAGAAGACAAATGGACAACCAGAGCTGAGGATCTTGAAGATCCTGAGTTTGAAGCCTTGGGCTTTGATTACGTAGAGCCCAATACATTCGAGCATCAATTGGAGGGTTACTGGCGTTGGCAGTTCAGTTGGGGAGGCCCCAGCGACGAGCTCCGTGGATATGTGAACGAACACAAACAACTACATCGACTGGAATACTGGTTCATGGACTGGATGGATGGTGCTAAGCTAGAGGTGAAACCGGATCAGGTGCCCTGGCAGAAGATGCAAGAGATGATTAATGTAACATGAAGAAAATACCTTCAACGGCAGCCTCACAGAGGCTGCTTACTTATAGTAAGTTTTTTACCGGCCGGCCGGACCGTGGAACCGAGCTTCAATTAATTTAAAAATGTCAAGTATTCTGCCGATTTTTATGACTCTGATCATAGCCCTGGGAGCTGCTGCAGCAGCTCAGGGATCCTGGCTTGAATGGATTGGCGCATTTCTGCTATTTTTGCTATTGTAAAAAATACCTGCGATGGCAGCCACACCAGTCCTTCCTTACTATTAGTAGAAAGTTCGGCCGGCCGAACCGAGTTGCCGTCAAGTATTAAAAGTTTCAAGAAGTCTGGATCGCTTGGGTTTGAAAGTTATTCACAACTAATTCATTTTGTTGTTGTAATAAGTTATAATATAGGTATTGTTATCTTATCAATTAATAATTAATTGATTTAACCATTTAGAAAGAGGTTATAATGACTAAAAAATCTAAACTTAATCAAAAAGCAATATCAACTCTTATTGAGTATAGAACTGCTTTAGATATTAAAAATAGTATTGATAAGTTAGTAAACCAATTAAAAAACGAATTTAATGAAATCGTTACTAATCATAAATTAGTAAGTGATAAAAAGAATTTTGTTTTTGAACATGGTAATGAAACTTACGCTATATCTCAAACTCAAAGAGATATATTAAACCAATCTGAAGTTAAGAAGTTATTAACATCTAAAAAGATTGCAATACCTTATAAAACTTCAACTAGTGTTAGTATTAAAAACATTAGTGGGGTTGGTGTTAATGTTGATAATGAACTTATCAAAATGTTGAAAGTAGGTAACAATGCCTAACTATGATTTAACTCAATTAACTAGTTTAATTACAACTAACGGGAATAATCCCGTTAGTACTTCAAGAAGTGATATGCCAATCGTTAACAACATGAGTAAAGAAATTAATTGGCAATTACTTGCTGGGTTTTTAGACCAAGAGATATTTCAATTCATACTAAAGAATAAAGATAATGAAGTTATCAAACAGTTTGGAATTGAACTTGCTCAAAAACTTGCTGTTAACTTTGGTTTATCTAAAGACCAATGAAGTATATTTTATATCTTATCAAGGTGGTTACTACTGCCTTGATACTTTTATTTATCCTATGGTTTTGGTTTGTTGCAACAACACCGATCCAATCAATCTAATATAATATTAAATACCTAACACCCCATTAATCGTGGGGTGTTTTGCGTTTTAAAGTTAGTTAACAATCTCAATTTTACCTGACACCTGCAAAATTTTGCGAAACCCCCTCTCCCCCCTGTTGTGTGTAGACTTGACCTTACAACAAAGATTTGAACTGTCAGCCACCCTCCCCCCACTACCAAAAAAAGATGTTGACTTGAAAAAATTTTTAAAAAATTGTACATACTACAAATGGCATTTTTAGTTGCTAATGTACCACCAGTAAAAGTCTATGTTAAAAAACAATACTTATATGATCATCAAAAAGGTCATGGAGAATTTGTAGAAGGTGTTTGGGTATCTGTTAAGTCAATTCAAGGTCGAGCGCTCTACTTTGAAACATATCTGCCTGAGTATGCTGCTCTATATGATAAGCTCCCTATTAGTGCTTTTGTTAGTAGTCCTACTGAGTTGGATCTTGAGTTAGAAGAATTAGAACTGTGGGATGCATTTAGTTATCACATTACGGTCATAGAAAAAACAACCGTGCCTCCTAAAGCACGCTACCTGTCTCCATCCAAACAATGGTATGAGGGAGAGTATTTGTTTACCATTGATAGCTGTCATGCAGATCCTAATCTACCAAATATAAATTATTCGGAAGTTCCTGCGGAACATAAATCTTTCAATATAATAGAATTGGATAACAAACATTATGCAGCACAACCAAACAATAGAACATTATTTTATGATAAATCTTTAACACCAGCAGAACCAAAACAACCTGACTTTAAAGTATCTACGATTGAGTATGCTGTGGAGTCTGTCAGTAAATGGACTGCTGGAGATGATACAAATTATTTCTATGGATTCAAGGAACAGAAATAGTGTCCTTAGATTTTGAGACCACCAATCCTGAGGAAGCACAGGCCTTAATACAAAAATTAGAATTACGCCAAAAAGAATTAGAAACTTCTGAACGAGCAAAAAATAATTTTTTAGATTTTGTCAAAGCTGTGTGGCCAGAGTTTATTGGAGGCTACCATCATAAAAAAATTGCAGAAAAATTTGAACTACTGAAAGATAAGAAATTGAAACGTTTGATCGTGAACATGCCACCAAGGCACACGAAGTCTGAGTTTGCATCCTATCTACTTCCAGCATGGATCATGGGCCATGCTCCCAAAACCAAGATCATACAAGCTACACATACCGGCGAACTAGCCTTCCGCTTTGGAAGAAAAGTTAGAAACCTCATGAATCACGAAGACTACAAACGCGTCTTTACAGACGTCGAGTTATCACAGGACAGTCAAGCAGCGGGTCGTTGGGAAACAAATCATGGTGGCGAGTACTTCGCAACCGGTGTAGGAGGAGCAATCACGGGACGTGGTGCAGACCTCCTGATCATTGACGATCCACATTCGGAGCAAGACGCACTATCCGAAACGGCATTTGATAATGCATACGAGTGGTATACATCAGGACCAAGACAGCGTTTACAACCTGGTGGTATCATCGTAATTGTAATGACAAGATGGTCTACAAAAGATCTAACAGGAAAACTTATCAACGCACAAACTGAAATCAAAGCAGACCAGTGGGAGGTTATTGAGTTTCCCGCTATCTTTCCAAAGACGGGTAATCCTATATGGCCTGAGTTTTGGAAGAAAGATGAACTGCTATCGGTCAAGGCATCTTTGAATGAACAGAAGTGGCAAGCACAGTGGCAACAGTCTCCTACCTCAGAAGAAGGATCTATTATCAAAAGAGAATGGTGGATGAAGTGGGAATCACAAACCCCGCCTAACAACATACAACACATCATACAAAGTTATGACACAGCGTATTCCAAAAAAGAAACAGCGGACTATTCGGCGATTACAACGTGGGGAGTCTTTACATCAGAAGCTGACGGAAAAGTATATTTAATATTATTAGATGCAATCAAAGGCAGGTGGGATTTTCCTGAACTAAAAAGAAAGGCTCTTGCTAAGTACAAAGAGTACGAACCAGAGACAATCATTATCGAAGCGAAAGCGAGTGGACTGCCCCTGACCCATGAACTAAGACAAGTGGGTATACCCGTTACGAACTTTACACCAAGCAAAGGAAATGATAAGCATGTAAGAGTAAACGCTGTAGCACCGGTATTTGAAGCTGGTCAGGTATGGGTTCCTGATGAGCGGTGGGCGCAAGAAGTCATTGAGGAATGTGCTGCCTTTCCTTTTGGTGATAACGACGATTATGTTGACTCTACAACACAAGCCGTGCTACGTTTTCGCCAAGGCAACTTTGTTACGCTCCCTGATGATTATTGGGAAGAGCCAACTGTACCAGACTACGCAGGTGAGGAGAGATATTACTAATGGTTGATTTATCAGGTGTACCACAATATGATTCTGGTCTTTTAGACTCGCCTGTAGATAGAAGCGATGTAAACGAAAAAAAATTAAAAGATAATAAACAATCTAAAATAGATAAATTTGTAAATTCTAAATTTAATAAAACAATGACATCCATTACCGATAAACTTGGTAATGCAATCTTTAATCCAAAAAAGAAAATAAGTTACGTTATCAAAGGCGCTGATATTTTAACTGACGGAAGAGTTAGCAAAAATGTAAACGAAGCTATTGTTCAAGTAAGAGAATTAGGAAAAAATTATGCTGGTCAACTAAGTGCATATGTACAAAGATTAAAAAAACAACTTGCCGAGCAGGGCATAACTTTTACCAGGGGCATGGACAAATCAGGATTAAATGCTTCTCAAAAAAGTATAGCAGATGAAATAGAGGCTGCTTCTGATATGCAAAATGCAATCAGAAATGCCTACAAATCACCGACAACAGATTTATCAAATGCCATAAAAAAAGATGTAGCTAATTTATCAAAATCTATTGATAAGGATATAGCTGCACAATTAAATTGGAAAACTTCGTTTGGTAATGTTTTTCCTGGAATAAAATCTACGAGACAAACTTCTAAAAAAGTTGCTTCGTTAACTGGCATTGGCGCAAATACACCTTCGGGCGCGGCTAAGGTTTATGAATTTACTTACAAAGGTTTAGCATCCAAATATGGTGGACCTAATAAATTAGACGATATCATTAGAAATAAAAAACATCCTAAGCATGATGAAGTAATGACTACGTTTAGATCAGCAATAAAAAATTATTCCAGACAAATGGATGATTTATATAGATACAAAGATGAGTTATTAGAAAATTATGCTGATGATATTTTAGAAGTGCAGGCAAAGTATGGATCTGGAACAGGTCTATCTAACACTGGAGTTATAGATTTTGCTCACAAGTTTCCTGTCAGTCAAACTGCAAGAATGAATCCGTCTAGTGAGTTATTAGACAAAGCAGGTGATCCAGCACTTTTGTATCTGTCTCCAAGTTTTGTAAATAGAAAAGTACAAGTATTTTTTGATGACCTGGCAGAAAGAATTTTAAAAGGAGAACCTGACACTTATATCAACAGACCTGCTAGTTCAAAGGGAATTGTAACAGATACGCGTTATGTCAATCCTTATGACAACATGACTATGAATACTCCCGTGTTTACTGATTTAAGCAAAGTAGATGAGTTTTTAAAATATTCCGGAAAAGGTCCAAAGCCAAAAGGTTATGATACCGTTAAAGCAATGATTGATAAAATAGATGCTGGTTTAAAAAATGTAAGAGCAGAAAGTATTTATGATTTAGGTTCAAACAGAATAATGTTGGGAAGTAGTATTAATCCCAACATGACAATGTCGGCTAGCAAAAGAGAAATGAAAGATTTATTAAATTATTTATTAGATCCTTCTGTAAACAAAGATACTCTCATACAACCTTTCAAAGATGGAGATGATACAAAGATTGATAGAGTAGCTTTGAATCAACAATTCTTTGAAGAAGGAGTTGGGGATGAGGAGTACGGATCCAGGATTCTTGGATTAATATTCAAAGGTAAATTATTAGAACCTACTAGCTCAGGTTTTGGAAAACAATACGATGCTAGAAATCTACCCATTCTTAAAGATGCCGATCCTTTGACTCAAGGGGTATGGAATACTTTAGCTCCTTATGGAGAAAAAATATTTGATGCTCTTGACTTCGCAGTCAGGGCTCCTGGTGCAGTGTGGGCTGATGCAATGAAAATGTATGGCTATGATGATAATGCAATAAATAAACTTCAAGCAGAAATAAATACAATGGTAGGATTACCAATTGCTAATATCATGAGCACTCCAATAGCGATTAGAAATAGTTTTGGACAAGTAAACACAATAGCAAACAATGCAAAGAAAATTTCTAAGTTAGAAGATAATTTAAATCCAAATGTAACAACACAAAAAGAACTTGTTCAGTTTCCAAAAGCAAAATCTGTGGATCTTGGATACAATAGTAGATTCAATCCCAATACAAAACAATTAGAATTGTATGACGGAAACAATCTTATTGGTTCGTTTGATAGTGCAGAAGCTCTAGCAGCAGAAGTACAAAATTTAAATGCAGGTAAATGGTCAACACAAAATTATAAACCAAATCAAAACCTAGACGCATTTGATGTAGGGTTTCAAAGATATTCAAAACTTATGGAAGGCATTGCTGCTAAGTATGCACCTGATACAACAAAAACTGGATCGCAGTGGCTTGGTGAATTACAAAATTCTGGATTTGCAAAAGAACTAGATAGATCTGGCTTTGGTTTATACTTGAGAGAAAATGCCGATACAAAACTAACAGCAGTAGATTTATGGAGAGCTAATTCAGAAAGAGGATCACAGATAAATGTCAAACCAACAAATTTAGCATTTCAAGGTAATTTAAATTTAGAACCAGAGTTTGGTAACTTAATGAGTTCTTACTCTAGATTTATGGATGGTTTTAACAAATTAAATGCTAACCCCGCTGCAGGACAAAGATATGTTCCAGTGGTAGATAAGTTTAGTGGCATGCCAATAAAACTTATGCAGGATGTGAAAAAGGAAGTAGATGCTTTCAATGATTTTATTGCTAAGTCTTTTAGTGCAAACGGAACTCTTACTGATGCAAAACAAAAAGCAATTGAAACTAGAGGCTACGATATAATTGCTAACTTCATACGAAAGATTGAAAAGATTCAAGGAAGAACAGGAGAGACTGCAGCTTTAGATTTTGCAAAAGGAAAAGATAACTATCCCCTAACTGTTTATACTTCATCACAGTTTTTAAATAAAAATCAATTTGGTTCTGAAATAAGAAATCATGTTTTTAAAATGATAAATTTAAAAAGAGATTATGGAACTACAACAGAGCACGCACAAATTATGCTTCCTGGTAATGCAGGCAGAGCAACACAATCAACAGACGTATACACATACAATCCATTAAAAAATCAAAAAGATTACAAAGAAGTTGGATTAAGTTCACACTTTGATGTTCCTCATCAATGGGGTCATACTAGATCTTCCAATAGAACTACAATGGATGGTCTTAACGGAATATTTATAGATGAGATACAGTACGATGTTCTAAAAGGTATAGATAAATCTAGTAAAAAAGTTTTTAAACCTGACACTATGTTGTTTTCGAAAAACACAGCAGATGATCAAATGGCTACTTTAAAACAACAAGAGTCTAGAATTTTTGGAAATGAATTAAAAAAACTTTTAGTTAAGTTAGATGTTGATGATACAACAGATTACAATCTTCCTCAAAATCAAAGACAACTAAATGAAAAGGCTAGGGCTATCTCTGATGACAATACAGATTTAAATGATTTAAGACAAAGAATTCTTAGTGATTATGGAACACCTGGTAATTATTTAGAATCAATAAAAAACAAAGCTTACGATAAAATATCACAACAGATGTCTCGTATTGATTCTGAATACAGTGATGTAAAGAACGCTGATCTTCCTGATATACCACACAGCAACAGGGTAGATGCAATGAAAGAAATATTAAAAGCTCAAATACAAAGAGCAATAGAAGGTAACATGGATTTTGTAGCCATACCAAGTCCAGAGGCTGTTGTTATTTATGAAGGGCAAGTTGGTAGTCAAGGAACGTCAATAGCATTTAACAACATATATAGAAAACAAGCAACACAAGCTGCTAACGAACTTGCAGAAGAATATGCACAAAGAATAAAAGCTTTAGGTTTAGACGGAGAATCATTTACAGTTACAAATGGTGATGATGTACAACAATTTTTTTCTTGGAAAAAAACTGATGATGGTGCACAAAAATTTGCTCAAGGATATATGGATTTAATGGAAAGATATGGATTTAATAATCCTGAAATTATGGCAGAAATAGCATCAGGAGATTTTAAAGGAACTACAAACGGCATGCAACCAATGACAAGCTATGGTAATGTTCCAGGAGATAGAGTTGCTATCAAACCAGAGGTATTTATTGATTTAAGAAATTTAAAAGGATTTGACAGAAATCAACTAGCAAAAATTGGATTTCAAGAGTATAAAGAAGGTGGAAGAACAAAAATAAACCCATACTCAGCATTAGCGAGTATTGATCTAGGAGTAGCAGTGTAATGGCAATAGAGAAACAATTACCAAATGAACCTGAAGCTATACAGGTAGATAGCATGGCAGGTACACTTCCTGTTGATGAAAATGCAAGACCAGAAATAGAAGTAGAAGTGCAAACTAATGAAATGATGCCAGAGGAGCCACAGCCTGTCAACATTCCACACGGAGCAAATTTATCAGAATTTATAGAAGAAGATGAATTAAATAAAATATCAGACAATTTAAGAGCAGAGTATGAGGGGGATAAATCCTCTAGATCTGATTGGGAAAAGTCATACATAGACGGAATAAAATTATTAGGATTTAAATATGAAGAAAGAGCTAGACCTTTTCAAGGAGCAAGTGGTGTAACACACCCTCTACTTGCAGAGGCAGCTACTCAGTTTCAAGCGCAAGCTTATAAAGAGTTACTTCCTCCTGGTGGTCCTGTTAAATGTAACATTGTAGGAGTGACTGATTTGAACACCGAAGATCAAGCTCAAAGAGTTCGTGAGTTTATGAACTATCAAATAACAAATGTTATGGAAGAGTACGATCCAGAGATGGATCAACTTCTATTCAATTTAGGTTTAGCAGGATCAGCTTTCAAAAAAATTTATTATGATGGACAAGAACAAAGAGCTAGAGCTTCTTTTGTTCCAGTAGAAGATTTAATAGTTCCTTTTTATGCAACTGATTTGGCTTCTAGTCCTAGAGTTACGCATGTAGTAAAACAAACTTTCAATGATATAAGAAAAAGTCAAGTAGGTGGTTTTTACAGAGACGTAGAAATTAGACCATCGGTTATGAACAACGATGATGTTCAAGATGCTTACAGAGATGCTGAAGGAATAAGTGCTTCAAGTTATGGAGAAGAAGATGATAATGAATATACTTTATTTGAAGTTCATTGTGATTTGGACATACCAGGTTTTGAAGATGCAGACTTACAATCTGGTGAACCAACAGGTATAAGACTTCCATACGTTGTTACAATTGATGAAGGATCGGGAAAAGTATTATCTATATATAGAAACTACAGAGAAAATGATCCGCTTAGAAAAAAGATACAATATTTTGTCCACTATAAGTTTTTGCCTGGTCTTGGCTTTTATGGCTTTGGTCTTATACACATGCTCGGCGGTCTCTCCAGGACAGCTACGTCCGCTCTCCGTCAACTCATTGATGCAGGTACGTTGTCCAATCTCCCTGCAGGATTTAAAGCGAGAGGGTTGCGAGTTGCAGACGATGATAACCCAATCCAACCAGGAGAATTCAGGGATGTAGATGCACCATCTGGTGACCTACGACAAGGATTACTACCACTACCTTACAAAGAACCAAGTCAAACTTTATTTTTACTTTTAGGTTTTTGTGTTGATGCAGGTAAAAGATTTGCAGCAGTTGCTGATGCAAAGATAGCTGATTCTAATCAATCTAATCCTGTGGGCACAACTATGGCTATGATTGAACAAGGCACAAAGGTTATGAGTGCTATTCATAAAAGATGTCATTATGCACAAAAAGTAGAATTTAAATTATTAGCAAAAGTTTTCCAAACTTATCTACCACCTGAATATCCATACAATGTTGTTGGTGGTAACAGAATGATCAAGCAAACTGATTTTGATGATAGAGTAGATATCATACCAGTATCCGATCCAAACATATTCTCTATGTCTCAACGTATACAACTAGCACAAGCTCAGTTACAATTATCTCAAACCAATCCTCAAATTCATAATGTGTATGAAGCTTATAGAAGAATGTATCAAGCTCTTGGGGTGCAAAACATACAAGCTATATTGAATCCACCACCAAAGCCAATGCCGATGGATCCTTCAATGGAAAATTCTAATGCATTGAAAGCAAAAGAACTACAAGCATTTCCAGAACAAGATCATGCAGCTCACATAAGAACTCATAGAGCTTTTATGTCATCAACTTTGGTTAGAACTAGTGTTCTTGCAATGGCTTCTTTACAATCTCACATATCACAACACATAAGTTTCTTAGCTAGACAACTTGTTATGGAAGAAAATAAACAAACATTAGAAGAATTAGCACAACAATTTGGTCAACAGATACCACCTGAGATAATGCAACAGCTACAAAACAAGATGGAAGCAGAAATTGCAGACAAACAAGCTGAATTAACTGAGAACATGGTGGCAGAAGAGCAAGAATACCTTGAAGGTCAAGGTCAAGATCCACTTGTAGAGCTCAAAAAACAAGAATTATTGATAAAAGAGCAGGATAATGCAAGAAAAGCAGCCGCTGATCAGTCAGATGCACAACTAAATGCAGCAAAATTAGCTCAAAAAACGGAAATTGATCAAGCAAAGCTTGAACAAAACGCAAAAATAGCGCAAGCTAGGATGAACAATCAAATAAATTTAGCAAATATTAAAAAACAATGACCGAAACAGAAGAATTTTTACAAGCTCACATAAAAGAGTTTGCTAGTTATGTTGAAGATAACGCAAGAAAACCAGAAGATAAGTTAATTATGGCTTCTGCAATGCTCACTGTTGTAAAAGCAGTGTATTTAGAGAATTCTATATCAGAGGATGTAGCAAACAAAGCATTTGAAAACCAAGTTGCGGATGTTACTCTCATCAGATATACTAAACCAACTTTTCATTGAGAGGTATTATGAAAAAAGACAAAAATAAAAAGAAAAAAAGAAAATATATGGGTGGTGGCATGATGCCAATGGCCTATGAAGACGGTGGTAAGTTTAAAATGCAATCAGGTGAGTCTGTAGATGGCATGGATGTTGATACCAACGTCAAAAAACCAAATATGACGGTAAAAGGTGCTGGTGCTGCTACTCAAGGAAACAAATTCTTCGGATAATACTTGCATTCATTGTGAACATGGATGTCATTGTTCGAATGGAGGTAGTTGTACGAGTTGTGATTGCAAAAATTGTGAACATGAGCTACAAAAAACCGTTGAATTCGAACCTGAGTTCGATTTAACTGTTCATTAACTAGGAGGTTATATGAATTTATTAAAAGATCTATGGGAACACTTAAAAGAGTGGTCTGATTGGAAAATGAAGGACTGGATTAAGGCGGGTATAGTAGCTATAGCTGTTATTTTGATTATTAGTTCTATTGGGGGAGGCGCCTAGACTATGGTCTGGCAACTTCTAGCAAAACCCCTACTCGGCGTTGCCGCGGATACAGTCCGTGGTTTCGTCGAGACCAAAAAAGCAAAAGCAGAATTAAAAGTTACGGAAATTAAGGCCGCTACTAAACTTAAAGAAGATCAAATTGCCGGTAAGGTTAAGTGGGAGCAAACTGCTGTAGAGCAAATGAAGGGCTCGTGGAAAGACGAATTCGTTTTACTTGCGCTAATGATTCCAGCAATTTGTGCATTCCTGCCCTTTATGCAACCACACATAGAACGTGGCTTTGAGATACTTTCGGGGCTTCCGGAATATTACCGTCACCTTTTGTATTTGGCTTGCTCTGTCTCACTGGGCGTGCGCGCGGGACCTGCTGCATTAAACATGTTTAAAAAAGGAAAATAACTATGAGTAAAAAAATACCACCAAGCAAAAAAGGATTTAACAAATTACCAGAAGCAGTTCAGCAAAAAATAGATAAAAAACTGGCCGATGAATTTAAAAATGGTGGTAAAGGAAAAAAGAAACTTTCTAAAAGTCAAAAAGAAAAATTGAAAAAACATGGAAAACAACATAGTAGTAAACACATGTCTGAAATGAAAAAAGATATGAAAAAAGGAAAGTCATTTAAAAAAGCACATAAAAAAGCAATGAAGAAAGTTGGTCGTTAATGGGTAAGTTATGTCCAAGAGGTAAAGCGGCAGCAAAACGTAAATTTAAAGTTTATCCTAGTGCATATGCTAACATGTATGCTAGTGCAGTTTGTTCAGGCAAAGTAACTCCTGGTGGAAAAAAGAAGAAAAAGAAAAATGCCAACGGTGGACCTCAATCAATTTCTCAAGAAAGAAAAATGGTATCAAATAAAAGAACCGTATCTTACAAAGATGGTAAAGGTAAAACTATCATTGCTGCAGGATGTGGTTTAATTCCAGAAAACAAGAGAAAAGAAACTAAACTCTTTACATAAAAATGGCCAAAAAAGGTCTAAGGGCATGGGTAAAGGAAAATTGGGTCGATATTGCAAACAAGCGGCCAGATGGCTCTTACCCGAAATGTGGAAGAAGTGGTGGAGAAAAAAGAAAAAAATATCCAAAATGCGTGCCTATTGCAAAAGCAAGAGCGATGAGCAAAGGGCAGCGTGCGGGTGCCGTAAAAAGAAAACAACAAAAATCTAATACAGGACCAAAACCTAGTAGAGCAGCAACTTTCGCAAAGAAAAAAAATGGCAAAAGATAAACAACCACCAAGAACTAAGAAGTATTACAGATCAACCAAGTCTGGTGCTGGTATGACGAAAGCAGGTGTTGCTAAATATAGAAGAGACAATCCTGGTTCTAAATTAAAAACAGCTGTAACAGGCAAAGCTAAACCTGGATCGAAAGATGCAAAACGACGTAAATCATTTTGTGCTAGAAGTGCAGGTCAAATGAAAAAGTTTCCTAAAGCTGCTAAAGATCCTAATTCGAGGTTGAGGCAAGCACGGAAGAGATGGAGGTGCTAATGAGTACACTTGCTGAAAGAGTGAAGCAAAACGAAGGCTTCAGAAATAAAATTTACAAAGATACTCTAGGATTCGCTACCATAGGCTACGGTCATAAAGTAGTAGAAGGAGATCCTTTTGAAGAAGGAGTAGAGTATCCAAAAGAACAATTAGAAGAAGTTTTTAAAATTGATTTAGAACACGCACAATCATTGTGTGATAACATGTTTATGTGTGATCTAAGTTATGAAGCTCCTGAGCTATTGAAGGAAATATACACAGAGATGATTTTTCAGCTTGGCCCTGGTGGTGTTTCGAAATTTAAAAAGACTTTTGACTATGTTAAACTTAAACAGTTTAAAGAGGCGAGCATTGAGATGTTGGATTCCAGGTGGTATAAACAGACACCTAACAGAGCCAAACATTTGAGTGATTTGATGGCTACAGTTACTGTATGACCATATCAAGAGCCAACATAGGAAAATTAATAAAGTACAAACCTCCAAAAGTAAAAGATAAGATAAAAGTATCTAAATCTTTTCCTCGTTTTAAAAATGGAGGATTGTCCTATACAAAACTAACCAAAAAAATAAGGAGTAATAAAATTGCCTGATCCAGTAATGATCTTAGTAGAAAGACTAAGAAAAGAATTTAGTGCTAGACAAGAACAGTTACAACAAGTTATACTATCAGATGTGAAGGATTTGGTCACATATAAGTATGTGCTAGGTCAACTTCACGCTTGGAAAAAAGCAGACCAGGAACTCACGAACCTGCTAAAAAAACAGGAGCTAGATGAAGATGTCTAAAGTACTACCGACTAAAGTTTTTGCCTTAGAGAAGAAAAACAAAGAAGAAAAACCAAAAACCGAACATGAGAAGTTACCTGATCCTTGTGGTTGGAGAATATTGGTAATGCCATTTAAACTTAAAGAAAAAAGTAAAGGTGGTGTAATCTTAACAGAAAAAACTGTTGAAGAAAGCCAATGGTCTACAAACGTAGGACTAGTAATGAAAATGGGCGATTTATGCTACAAGGATGAAGGGAAGTTTCCTACGGGTCCTTGGTGTAAAGAGAAAGACTGGATTTTATTTGGCAGATATGCCGGAGCCAGAATTAAAATTGACGGTGGTGAACTAAGGCTACTTAATGATGACGAAGTAATGTCGGTTGTTAAAGATCCTGAATATGTATTATCGCCGCTTACTAACTAACATGAGGAGATAATCATGCCAGAAGCCAACCCTGTAATGAGTGAAGAAAAAACAATACCAATAGATGATTCAGGTGAATCTGTTGATGTTGAATTAGAAAATCAACAAGAGGAACAACCTCAGGTTGAAGAAAAACAAACACAACCTGAACAAGCATCAGAAGAACATGATGAGTATTCTGCTGGTGTTAAAAAAAGAATAAATGATTTAACAAAAAAGTGGCGAGAAGAAGAAAGGCAGAAAGAAGCTGCAATAAGTTTTGCTGAAAATGTTAAAAAGAAAAATGATGAACTAGAAAAGAAAGTTAATTCTTTAGATGATAGTTATATTG